CAGCAACAACCATCTCAGCAACAGCCACGACAACAGCAACAGATGCCTACGCAGGGAGACAATCGAGCACCACAGCCGCAACAACCTGGAATGGACGACTTAGATGATGACATACCTTTTAATTGACCCCGTTCTAACCAGTGCTATACTACTAACGTAGATACAGCATAGGGCGGGGAGTCATGGAGTCAAAGAAGTGTTTCAAGTGCGGAGAGTCTAAAAAGCTCTCCAGCTTTTATAAGCATCCACAGATGGCAGATGGTCATGTCAATAAGTGCAAGGGGTGTAACAAGAAGGATGTAAGGGAGAATAGAAAAGATAACTTAGATTATTATCGGGCTTATGACAGAGAGAGGGGTAATAGGCAGTCGAAGGAGTATAGAGATGACTGGGAGAAGAATAATCCTCTCAAAAGGATGGCATCGACAATGGTGTGCAATGCAGTAAAGGCGGGCAGAATGGAGAAGCCTGATCACTGTTCGAAATGCGGGTCAAAACCTAGCCGATTGCATGGGCATCATGATGATTATGCGCTCCCACTCATTGTTCGCTGGCTATGCCCTGGCTGTCATAGTCAATGGCATAAGAAGAACGGGGAAGGAAAGAACCCTTTCTGATTAACCAATACTAACAACCCGCCCCTAAGTAGGGGCTATAGGAGATGAGAGATGAGGTTATATCGTCAAGAGTTCAACCAAGGCAATGGCATTCCAGATTACGAGCAGGCAGCGCTAGAAGATGTGAAAGCCTACCTATCAGAGCATGGTCTAATTGCCGTCAAAGGAGGACCACGCGGAATGTACCACTGTTGCGACCACGGCGGGCACGGATTTAAGAGCGACTGCTGGGAGTGCAAGGATTTGATAGCAGCACAAGAGCGTGAATCATGAGCCCCTGGCTGATCATAGGCTTCGTAATGCTCCTTGGTATAGGGTATGAGGGGAACATAGTGGAGTTTAGGGAGTGGATGGAAGATATAGCATCCTCCTGATCGAGCTGCTATGATGACCCTTCATCTCTGTACTCTCCTTTGCCCTCTTCGTGAGGGCTTTTTTACGGCTGCTGTATTTGTGATATAATTTATGGTATTTGGATAGAGGGCTGAATCATGCCAGGCCATACCAAGCCAGAGCGAAAGAAGACGGCAAAGAAAGTCTCGCGCAAGATCAGCAAGCTGAAGTCAGAAGGCAAGCCTCAGAAGCGCGCAGTCGCCCAGGCTCTCAATACCGTCAAGCGCAAGAGATCCTGACATGTGCCCTGGCTGTATTAAGGTCAAAGATAAGCCGCTAACCTATACCAAGTGCAGGAAGTGCGAGGGGTGGCGTGAGATGAACCCGGCGGAGAAGGGACAAGCAAGCAAGCCTTGGCGTTTCGATGGGAGTGGGCAAGCAACCAAGAAGTATTGAGGTGGTCTATGGAAGAAATGGACGTTCAATACCTGGAGTACAGAGACGAGTTCTATTATTATCATGAAGAATCATGGTGGGTAGTGCTAGAACAGAACGCAGAAGGATTGACCACAGGGGCAGAGGTAAGCGCTCCTTGGGTCTTACATTGATCAACCGTAGAGGCGGGGAAGATGATTAAACAGATATTGAAAGACTTGGTAGAGAGCTATCAAGAATCAGAGTTCACAAACAGAGGTAGAGACATTGGCTACTTCAGAGCACGAAGAGAGCTACTATCGTGCGGCAAGGTGTACTTTTACGAGATAGAGACAACCTATCCCAAATGCGTTACCCATAAGGGCTGTATCTCAGTCTTACCTAACCCGATCCTCGCTGACTGTGAGGGTCGATTCCCAGAGGTAGATGGGGAAGGGCTATACAAAGTTCAGGTTGAGCAACAGAACGGCAACTACATAGCTTGTATAGATTCGGTAGACGGGGGGTGCAGATGAACAGTAAACAACAAGCATTCGTAGAAGCGTATTGCTGCAATGGATTCAACGCCACCCAAGCCGCAATCACTGCAGGCTATAGCGAAAGAAGCGCAGAAATGGCCGGTTCTCGGTTGATGAGTAAAGATAACATTTCATCGGCTGTGGACGCATTCAAAGCTAATGCTTCTAAGAAGGCGCTAGTGACTATTGACGACATCGTTACCGGATTGCTCCTTGAGGCTACAAGCAACGGCGAGGGATGCACTCAGAGCGCTAGAGTTGCAGCCTGGAAAGCTCTTACTGACTTCACTGGCGGGTTTGATGCTAACGTGAAGAAAGTAGCGGTTGATACTGACGTAATTTTCAATATGGCCTTTAATGGGGAGAAGAGCGATGATTGAATCTGCTGTTAGTATCGGGCTATTCGCCTTGGTCGTCGTTAGCTGTGCTGGGTTATTTTTTTATGCTGTTTGGGCTGGGGAGAAGGGCGATGAGTGAAGAAAAGAGTTTTCATTATGATCCTAATCGCAAGGACAGAGTGGTTTGGGTATGGTCAGGCGTTCAGTTTGAAATGGAGCGTCAAGGCTGGGTTATAGACCACAGCAAAGAGTGGAAGGATATGGATAGAGAGGTTTATGTCCCAATGGTTAAAGGCTCAGAGGGAGATGGCAATGATGATTGATCCAAAGATAGGTGTGATGGCAGAAGCTATGTCTCGTTATATATCTGGAGCCTATGCAGGAGAGGAGGAAGAATGCGCGAGAGAGATGCTAAAAGTGTTAAATGAAAATGGCTTTTCACTTGTCCAGCCTTCAAATGAAACGCAGGCAATCTATGTCACGCCGGGTTCTACAGAGGCGTATTACTCTGGAGACAAGAATCCGTTTGAACGCATCCCTCCCAAATGAAGACCGTAACCTATGTAGCATCACCCACAGCCGCTCGCTTCCATGCATCCGATAAGGTTGTGCGTGGCTTTCTAGGTCCGGTCGGAAATGGCAAGAGCGTATGCTGCATCAACGAAATGCACCGCCTGTCCAACCTGCAAGAGCCTAACTGTGACGGCATACGGCTAACCAAGTGGGCTGTTGTTCGTAACACTTACGATATGCTGGAGACAACCACACTAGCCACGTTCAAACAGTGGATACCTCACGAGATATGCGGCATCACTCTCAAGCCTATGCGGGGGGAGATGGATTATCCGCTACCTGATGGCACCAGAGTTCAATGCAAGTTTATCTTCCTGGCGCTTGATCGACCAGATGACGTTAAGAAGCTTCTATCCCTTGAGGTGACAGGCGTATTCATGAACGAGGCTAAGGAGCTACCATACGCGGTCCTTAAAGCGGCTCGTGAGCGTATCGGGCGTTATCCTTCACAGATCGATGGGTATGTGGACAAAGGCGACTACAAGGCCCCCAGGGATGAGCAAGGAAGCTATAAGCCATGTACCCGTAAAGCCGTACTGATGGATACAAACCCACCTGAAGATGATCATTGGTGGTATCAACTAGCAGAGGAAGGTTGCCTTAGATCCAACAAATCAAGCCAAGCCAAGCGTGCCGTCAGCGAGATATTCGACTTCGTGCGCGGCCCATCTCCTCTGCTCAAGCAGCCTGATGGTGAATACAAGCCCAACCCGTTAGCTGAGAACATATCCTTCCTGCCGGGGGGCTATCAGTACTACCTGGACATGATCGCGGGTAACACTGAAGACCATATCAATGTCATGGTGCTGGGCAACTACGGCACGATCAAAGACGGTAAACCTGTATATCCTCAGTACAATGATCGCTTACACTGCCCTGAGAAGCCGCTAGGAGTGATTGAAGACTTGCCTATAGGGTTGGGATGGGACGGAGGGTTAACGCCTTCATGCATAATTGGACAGATGACGCAGCGCGGCCAGCTCCGGGTTATTGCTGAGCTAGTGTCAGAAGATATGGGAGTGAGGCAGTTTGCTAGGGATGTTGTTAAGCCATTTCTGCAGCGTAACTTCTACGGCATTGAAGTAGCGTTTAGCTACATTGACCCGGCAGGCAAAGGACGCGGCGAGGCTGAAGCTAAGAGCGCCATGGGGATCCTCAATGATGAGTATATCGACGACAACGAAGACGGCGACATTATCCAGCCGCTCAACCTCGGCTTTGAAACTGAGCCTGCGCCCACTAACGATCCTACAAAGCGTATCGATGCGGTTAACTCCTTCATCATCAAGTTGGTTGACGGTGAACCTGGTTATCTCGTCAGCCGAAAGTGCCCTATGATTCGGAAAGGAAAGATCGGAGGCTATCAATATAAGCGTGTTCAAGTATCAGGCGAGGATCGATATAGAGATAAGCCTGACAAGAATAAATACTCTCACCCGGCAGACGCTGAACAATACATGGCTTTGGGGTTCAGCGGGGGTTTCGTGGTATCATCTGATGATGATTGGGATGAATACGAAGACGACTTTAGCGAAGCTAGTGTCATGGGGTACTAGGATGACTGAAGCACCAAAGAAGACAAAGCTTGAGGATTACGGGAAGTGCATCGTCGCTCAATACACCCCGGCAACTGGTCCCGATCCTCTATTCATCAAACTGATGGGCAACGCTAGAGCTACGCGAGATAAGATCGCTATGAAAGTGATGGGGTATTGATATGGCTATTTTCTTTGGACGCATGCCAAATCTAAGCAAAGAAGAATGGGGCGATGTGGTCAATAATATTGAGATCAAGCCATATAAGAAGAAAACTCTATGGCAAAGGTTCAGGCGCGTTGATGGTGTTATTCTTTCTTGCGATGTAGCTTTAATGCTTATCGGTATAGGACTTCTGCCTAGCGAGTACGCGTTATCTGGTGTCATCTTAGCGTTGTGGGCAATGTTTGAAATGAAAGCACAATTTTCACCTTATTGATTAGGTTATCAGAATGGCAATCATTAGCAGCGATGTAGAAGACCAAGAGCTAGACAAAGAGGAAGACCGGGACATTACCGAGCTTGAAGGCGTTGAGCTACTGGCGGATATGTTCCTAGTCGACCAGGCCCCAGACGGGCGCACTATCTTCAGCCCTAAGCCTAACATCGCTGATATGTTCTCTGATGACACGCTGTTAGCTGTCGGGCGTCTAGCGAAGGAAGGGTATGAGGCTGACCAAGACTCTATGTCAGAGTGGGCAGAGCTAGTAGAATTCGGCCTTGATCTGGTTAAGCAAGAGACCCACCCCCGTTCTGAGCCTTGGGATGGTGCATCGAACTTCAAATCTCCCGAACTGTCGAAAGCCGGTCTCAAGTTCTCCGACAGAGCGTCGACTGAATTGCTCCGTGGTTACGAGATCCTCAAGATTAAAGTCATTGGTAAGGATCCGCAGAATCAGAAGTTTGAGAGAGGTGAGCGAGTAGCTGAGTTCCAGAACTGGCAGTTAAACGTTGAAATGTCTGAATGGAGAGATGAGCATGAGAAGCTGATCTATGACATTCCCTACACCGGCACAGTATTCAAAAAGACTTTCTTTGATGCCCAACTAGGGCGGCCAGACTCTAGGCTAGTGACATATCCCAACTTTGCGGTTAGCCAAGACGCCACATCTATCACTCGGCTTCGTCGCTTCTCTGAAATCCATGACTTCAGCGCCAATGAAGTAGAGGAGAAACAACGGCAGGGACTATGGCTTGATGTCGAATTGAACTTGGGTGATCGAGTAGACGAGTCTGATCAAGAAGCATCGAACGACAAGTTCACCAGCTTTATTGAGCAAGATGGTTATTCCGATCTGGATAAAGATGGTTATGAAGAGCCTTACACCATCGTATTCCAAGAATCTACCGGCACAGTTGTAAGAATTACGCCAAGATTTGAGCCGAAAGACGTATTGGTCAAGGATGATAAGAATCGCAGAGCGACCACGCTTGATCGGCTGATGGCTGATGGCGGAGCATTGCCTGAAACTTCGGGTGATCGTGAAGTTGTGCGAATTGATGCAGAAGAGAACGTCACCAAGTATGGATTCCTTCGTGATCCTCAAGGTGGCTTCTTAGATGTTGGTTATGTCCATCTGTTGAGCGCCATCATTTCAGGTATTAACGCGGTTACAAACCAGCTATTTGACGCAGGCACATTAGCAAATCTACAAGGAGGATGGGTAGCGAGAGGATTCAGAAAGAGGATGGGTACCAGCTCATTTAAGCCGGGAGAGTGGAAACAGACAGGGATCAGCGCTCAAGATCTGCAGAACGGCATCCGGCCTTTACCATTCAAAGAGCCTAGCCCTACTCTCTTCGCGCTGTTGCAGTTCATGATTGCTAATGCTAAAGACCTAGCCTCCTCAGCTGATCTTAAAGGGGCTTTGGGTGCTAACACCCCGGTAGGCACCACATTAGCGCTTGTCGATGAGCAGCTGGAGGCTACGGGAGCCATTGTTAAACGCCTATATCGGGCTATGTCTTCAGAGTTCCGTAAGCTACATGAGTTGAACGCTAAGTTTACCGATCCCCTGCAGTATCAGGAGATACTGGATGATGAACAGGCAAACTTTGAAGTAGACTTCAATCTTCGAGGAATGGATATCGTCCCGGTTGCTAACCCTGAAGTTGCGACTAAAACACAGCGCATCATTCAGGCTAATGCTGAGATCAGCCAGGCTCAATTAGTAGCGTTCACGGGTGGCGATGTGCGGCCAATCATTAAGAACTTCTTTGAGGCTATCGGTTCAACGGTAGGAGATGAAGTCTATCCAGAAGAGGCACCAGATCAGCAGTTGCAGCGGTTACTGGCAGAGAACCCACAGCTTGAGCAGCTTATTCTAGGTGAACAGGAGCGCCTTGATCTCATTGCAGCAGCACAGGCTGAAGCATTGGAGAGAGAGGAAGCACGGAAGGACGCTAAACTAGCTATGGACCTAGACAAGGGTGATTCAGAAACAACCCTGAATGAGGCCAAGACCATCAAGACTCTCGAAGAGGCTGAGACGGAAGATACTAAGAACCTTTCGAATCAGTACACCACCGCGCTCCAGCTAGACCAGCAGGAGTTGCAAAACCAACGAGCAGCACAGGAGCTGACAAATGTTACTAACCAAAGCGGACCTGCAGGATTGGAATAGCCACCCTGTAACCAAGGCAGTATTTAAACAGGTCAAGGAGGAGATTGAATCTGCTAGATCAGAATCTAGCATGATGGATACAGTAGATCAGACGGCGCTCAGAACGGCGTTTAAAGAGGGGCTTATAGAAGGTGCAGAAGCACTTCTTATGGGCTATGAAACTGTCTTAGAAGAGGCTGAATGATGGATAGTAATTATGTATGGGTTAATACCAAAGTTTGTTTTAATAGGGAGAGAGAAGGCTTTGAGCCAATGCCGCTCCTTAATGAGGAATATCTTTGCCTAGAAGGGAAGGATTATCTCTTAATGAAACTTCCTGATAATTTGATGAATACAGAAGGAAAAACTCTTGAATGGGTTAAGTCCCTAGAAGATAAGACTGAATATCACGACCAGCGGGAAGGCCCCACCATAAAATACAAAACCATGGAAGAAGACGTTCGTGGGATGCGTATTCATCCAGATTTAGGGATAAGCATAAATGGGTCGCCATTTGTTTCGGTGAAAATGATCATTCAAGACTCTCTAGATTACTCTGACCTCACCTTGAAGAGCTTAGCTGATAGGGAGGCTCAGTCATGAAGCAACCACCAGTTCTACCACTCGGTTACAACGTCCTAGTTGAGATCATTCCTGTTCAGGTTAAATCAGCTACAGGAATCATCCTCACATCTGACAATGAAGAGAAACGAGAGCGCAAAGGGCGCGACATTGCCCGAATCATTGCGTTTGGCCCCACCTCATTCATGGGTTATGCCGGATGTGAAACCCCTGCGGATTGGGGCGTTGATCTAGGCGATATTGTCGAGCTTTCAACGCGGTATGACGGCAAGTTCACCCGTGCTGGGGAGTACAGCAAAGCGTTTGAGAACTACCGTTATGTCAGCGACCAGGACATTATGGGTCTAGCTAACGGAGACTTCCTGGAAATGCTGCAGAAGCAGCTGGAGGATAAATAGATGAGTGAAGAGCAGATTGCAGAAGCGCTAGGCGCTGAACAGTTGCCTGATGAGGCAGACCAGCAGCTAGAAGAGCAACACGAAGAGGAGCAGCTTAACCTATCCCCTGTAGAGCAGCGGGCATATGATGACGGATGGCGTCCTGAAGACCAGTTTGAAGGCAACCCGGACAACTGGAAGACTGCAGGCGAGTATAACCTGTACGGCGAGATGCAGACCCAGGTGCGCGATGCTAAGGCAGAGACACGCCGGGCGCAGGACGACATGGATAGCCGAATCGCTAGCCTTAATAAGTTACACGCGGCACAACAAACAGCGGCAATTAACGATCTCAAGGCACAGCAACGCCAAGCAGTAGAGGAGGCGGATACAGCTCTTTATGATCGGCTTCAGACTCAGATCGAAAGCACTGTTGTGGAGCCTGTCCAATCAGCGCAGCCAGGCAAGGCTTCAGAGATCCTGGAATGGGAGTCAAAGAACTCATGGAGTGCAGACCCTAACGACGAGCGCACCATTCAGGCGAATACCTTTTATCAGATCGCGTCTAGCAAGCCCAATGCTACATACGACTCAGCGCTTAAATACGTTGATGATCAGCTTGCCAAGCTATACGCAGTGGAGCAGGCACCAAACAACCCTCGCAGAGAGAGTGCAACCATGACTGAACAGAGCAGACAGCCGCGACAACGACAGCGGAACAGCAAAGAGCTATCCATGAGTGACCTTACATCACAAGAAGCGCGTGAATATGAGATGTTCGGTAAGGACATGTTCAAAGATGAGAAGCAGTTTCTGAAATCAGTCCAAGATTCGAGGAAAAACTAATGGCTAAGCCCGGACCAAAGCCCCGTACTCCAGATCGTGATGGTGAACGTAACCAGGCACGACCAGCTCGTGTGCCAATGAGCGCAGGCAATAAGCTGAATGTACCTGCTTCATTGAAAGAGGAAGGCTATCAATATTATTGGGCAATTACTGGGCCTGATCACCCGGGCAAGCTTCAGCAAATGGAGGCCGCTTGGTGGGAGTTCGTTAAACACGAAGGTGAGAAGGTAGAACTGCCAGCCGGGAAAGGCAATACTCATGTTCTAATGCGTTTGCCCATGGAATTGTACCAAGAAGATATGGCAAAGCAGCAGAAACGCAATATCGATGCCACTCAAAAGGACGCGCAGACGTTGGGTGACAGCGAGTATGTTCCGCAAGGACAAAACAAGGTCGTGGAGAGGGATATAATCTAAGTCTTTTGTTTTATATTCCATTGTGATATAGAATACCCACATAGGGACTCACGCCCAAAGAAAAGCCATGTTCGTCAATGGCAGGCGCACCCAGAGTCCCGATAGTCACTTTAGTGGTTGAGATGTAGATGCACTCAGCCCCTAATCAATACCCGGATAGATGTCCTGATTGATTAGTTAAACGTTTGCCCATTTGGGCTTATTTTTAATTTCTCAATTTGAGGATTCTATTATGGCTGGCGGATTTCGTCCCATTCAGGATCTATCCGGGCAAGGTTACACGGGTAAGGTCCAAACATTCGCGGTTGACGCGACTCATGCAACTCTGTTGTCCGTAGGAGATCTGGTCGTTGAGACTGGCAACCTAGAGGCTGCAACAGGTCTTTCCGAAGTCGATGCAATCACCGCAGGCACTGGTAATTTGATTACCGGAGTCATCGTCGCTATCGACACAAACATCTCTGACCTTGAAGCTAAAGGGCTTGCCGCTTCCACAGGGGGCACCGTTAAAGTTGCTGTCGATCCTGACATGCTGCTTGAAGCTGAAACCCTTGGTGGTACGTTCGCACTGACTGATGTAGGCGGTAACTTGCCTGTGACTGTCACTGCTGCAACCGCTTCTGGCAACTTGGTTAACTCAAACATGGTCGTTAATACCACCGGCAATGCTGCTTCTACTACTGAGCAGGTCCGGGTTGTGGGTGTTAAAGACTCAGGGGATATCACGTTCCCCGCCCCCGCAGGTACGACTCTCGTTGTCCGTATCAATGAATCAACCATCAATGGCGCTGTAGGCGTATAAGGAGCAGATCATGGCTGGTGTAATCACAACTGGTAATATCTCGCGCCTTTTACAAGAAGGCGTCAAGAACGTATTCGGCCAAGCATACGAAGAGCATACCCAGCAATGGGATATGCTGTATGACACCGAAAACTCACAGAAAGCATTTGAGATCGATCAACAGTTTGAAGGCTTCGGTTTGGCTCCGGTCAAACAAGAAGGCTCAGGGGTTGCTTACGATTCTCAACAGGAAGGCTTTACTCCTAAGTATCCCAACCTGACGTATGCCAAAGGCTTTATCGTCACCCGGGAAGCGATGGAAGATAACCTTTATAACCTGTTTACTCGTCGTGCGCGCGCTCTGGCTTTCTCAATGCGTCAAACCAAAGAGAACGTTGGTGCTAACGTCTACAACCGAGGGTTTAACTCCTCGTTTCTGATGACTGGCGGTGACGGTGTTGAATTGTTCTCTACCGCGCACGTTAACGGCCCTTCAGACTCGACCACCTTCAGTAACGAGCTGGCAACTCCTGCGGCCTTGTCTGAAGCGAGCATTGAGGATCTGTTGATTCAGATCAACGAGGCAACCGACCCTCGCGGCTTGCGTATCGCCATTCGTGGTGAGCGTCTGATTGTTCCGCCTAAGCTGGGATTTGAAGCAGAGCGCATTATGAACAGCGTCCTGCAGAACGATACCGGCAACAACGCGGTTAATGCTATCCGGTCTACTGGAATGCTGCCTGCGGGTCACATGGTTAACAACTATCTGACCTCAGACACTGCCTGGTTCATCAAGACGAACTCCCCTGACGGCATGAAGTACTTTACCCGTCAAGAAGTACGCTTTGAGCAGGACAACGACTTCGGAACCTCGAATGCTCGTTTTAAGGCGGATGAACGGTATGCATTTGGCTGGACAGACCCTCGCGGGGCTTTCGCTTCTGCAGGCGTTTAACAATACTGGTGGGGGGCTTTCCCGGCCCCTCACTGCTTCTAACTTTTGAGGTGGTATTATGGGCTTTACTAATTTTCCTAACGGCGTGACTAGCTTCGGTATCCCTGCAGTTGGCGCGAGTGTTCCGACCACATTCGGGGAATACATCTGGGTTGATCCAGACGCAACCGGAGCAAACAGTGGCAAGAATCGGCGTGATGCATTCTTGACCGTTGGCCAAGCAGTCGATAAGGCTGTAACCGACACCAACACCGTCATTCTGATGGCTGGTAACTCAGAGCATTCAACATCAACAACCAATGACGAGCTTGATCTGACCAAAAGCCGAATTCATTTTGTCGGCCTTGGTGGTGGTTCCCGTTATATCGGACAGCGTACTCGTTGGACTATGGGAGTTACTACCGGATCAGCAATCGCAATCGTAAAGAATACTGGTGTCGGTAACACTTTCACCAATATTAAGTTTGATTCGGCGGATACCCTGGCGACTAGCCTCTATGCCTTTGCTGATGGTGGCGAGTTTACTCAGATGACTAACTGCGAGATGGTGAAGTCTACCGATCTCGATCAGGTAACGTCTGCGGTTCTCTTGTGTAACGGTGACTCCTCGTTTTATCTGCGCTGTTCTATCGGCTCCCTGGTTCATCAGGTAACCGTAAACCGGCCTAACGTGAAGTTCAACCGGACAACTATCTCTGGCAAAGTTGCCCGTGATGTGATCTTCGAAGATTGTTTGTTCCCGATCAACACCACTTCGACAGCTGCTTCAATGCTTCACGGCACTGGTGCTACTGATATCGAGCGGATGTTGCTGCTCAAGAACTGCACTTATATCAACGCGGTTCTAGGTTCGGCTGATCCGGCGCAGGCTATCAAGTTTGACAGTGCGCAGACTCAAGGCGTGGTCGTTGTCCAAGGTGGCATGGAGGTGGGCTGTACTGCTCTATCTACTACTATCGGCGTATTCGTCAACGGCCCAGCGGCTAGTGCAACGTCTATCAGCTCTGTACAAGCATCGTAAGAGTTTCTCCCAGCCAAGGAAGGCACCCTTTGAGGCCTGAGCCATGTCAAGCACACTCGTATTTACTGCTGATACTACTAAGGACTTCGCGCCTAACTGGCGTCGAGGTGCACAGTACAGCGCAACAATCCAGAATCTGACATCTGTCACCCTCACATTGACAGTGACCAATCAGAACATTCAACAAAACACTAGCCCTACCTTTGACGTACCAGCTATTGGAGCAACAACCATTGCAGCCGGAGCCGTTGGACTGGTCAAAGAGCCTTACAAGGGCTGGCGTCTAACTGGTGCATCCACTACCGGAACTGTTGAAATTACGGAGGCAGGGTAATGTCTAGATTACGTCAAACAGAGCAGCAACAGAAAGGCTCTCAAATTGAGCCTAATCAGCCGCAGAATACAGCTGGCAAGAACGATAAGCGGAAGGCTAAGCGGAAGACTAAGTAATGCGCCGCAAGAATCGCAGAAACAATCTCAAGCTTGGTGACTCAAACGCTATTGACGACATCACCGGGTTTAAGCATAAGCGTTCAGAGATGCGGAAGTTAAGCGGCACTCAGAAAGGGTTGCTGACTCATAAGCGCAATTGGAACCCGGCTCATCCTCAGCTCAAGATCAAAGGGCGCACCGATAAGATTGCGGTAGAAGACACCCGCGTCCGACCTGCTGATGATTTCTCTGATCCACCGACACAGGACGATCTGTAATGGCTACATCTGGATCAGTAAATTTCTCCATGACAGCCGAAAAGGTTATTGAGAAAGCCTTCGGGAAGATCGGCGTTAAGGTAGCAGAACAGAACCTTGAGTCGTTTGAGATCCAAGACGGGTTAGACGAGCTAAACATCATGCTCAAAGCGTGGCAGGGACAGGGTTTGCACCTCTGGTCTAAGCAGGAAGGCGTTATCTTTCTTGATAAGGGCAAGACAGACTACTTCTTAGGCGCTACAGGCGACGAAGCAACCGACCTTGATGACTTTGTAAGCACCACGACGACTAACGCAGAGGTGGCATTGGCGGACGTTATAGAGGTGGTCAGTACAACCGGCATGACTGCCCTGGATAACGCGGGGATCGCCTTAGATTCAGGCATTCGGCACTGGACTACCATCGTCAGCGTTGACTCACCGACTCAGATCACCATAACCACCGGCATTCCCACCGTTTCAGCAGCCGGGAGCACTGTTTTCACCTTCACCGACTTGATACAACGCCCACTAAGGGTGATTGGAGCGCGAAGAAAGACGTTCAACGTTGATTCTGAGGTCGAAGTCCCCTCAATGTCGCGGTTTGACTACTTCAATCAGCCAGCTAAAGAGGCGCAAGGGACGGTAGTGAACTATTACTATTCCCCCCAGCTAGGCAATGGCCGGTTTTATGTGTGGCAGACAGCCGACAGCATCGATGACTTCGTGCGGATCACTTACGAGCGCCCGATAGAAGATATTGACGACAAAGAAAACGATCTGGATATGCCGGTGGAATGGTTGCAGGCGATTATCTATAACCTAGCTGCTCGACTGGCTGATGATTACGATGCGCCGGTTGCTAAGGTCCAGAGCGTGATCAGTAAAGCGGCTGTGTTCCTTGAGAATATCTTAGGCTTTGACGAGGAACCAAGCTCGCTGCTTATTCAGCCGGAGTTCGACTAATGCCCCGCGTTCAGCTTGAAATAGGCACAGGCTTCTATGCGTCGGCCTCTCTGCCGTTATCGGCGCAAAGATGCATCAATCTATACCCTGTTATCCCGCAGGCCACAGCGCTCAACCAGAGGGCTTTGTTTGGATGCCCTGGCACTAAGACCTTCACCACATCAGGCGCAACTATCACAGGCTCTAACCGTGGCTCTCAAATCATGAAAGGAGTGGGGTATTTTATAAATGGGAATCGTCTTTATTCCGTAACTGCTGCTGGTGTGATTGTTGATATCGGAACCGTTACAGGGACGGGCCGGGTATCGCTTGCTAACAACGGGCAATTTCTTGTAATTGTAGTGCCTGGTGGTGATGCTTTTGCATTCGATAACGAAGCCGACACGCTCGCCCAAATCACAGACGTAGATTTTATCACCTCTAGTACAGTCGTTTTCAAAGATGGATTCTTTGTGTTCTCTGCAGCAGATGGAAGCGTCTTCTTTAACTCCGCCCTCAATGACCCTTTTACTTATGATGCGCTCGACTTTGGAACAGCAGAAATTAATCCAGATCGCATAGTTGCCCTGCATGTTAACCACAATGAACTGTTTGTAACTGGTGAACAAACGATAGAGCTATTTCAGAACGTAGGTGGAGCAGGCTTCCCATTTCAGCGTATCCCAGGCGCGAACATCCAGAAAGGCGTTTATGCCAAGTTTAGTTTGGCTGAATTTGACAATACATTTGTATTTGTCGGAGGTGGCGAGAATGAAGAGGCGGCAATCTGGAAAGTAACCGGCTCAAGTTCAGTGCAGAAGATCAGCACATCAGCCATTGATAACGCCATTCAAAAGTTTACCGAGGCTGAAATAGCCAATTCATTCTCTTTGGTTAGAGCGGAAGGAGGGAATTTCTTTGTATCGTTCACGTTTGAATCGAGCAGGATCCCATCGAAGACTTTCACGTACGATGCAACAACATCTGCGCTAGCTGGTAATAGCTCATGGCACGAGCAGCAGTCAGGCGTTACAGACAACCGCTGGCGAGCAAACTCCATTATCAGGCTAGGCGGAAAGCTTTTGGTTGGGGATCAGATCGACGGGCGTATAGGCGAATTGGACTTAGAGACGTTCGAGGAATATGGGAATGTTTTATTCTGGTCTAAATCATCTGCTCCATTCTCTAATCAAGGCATGAGATCGTTCTTTGGTGAAATAGAGTTATTCATGGAAGCCGGGGTCGGCTTAACAACGGGGCAAGGCTCTGATCCAGTTGTAAGAATGGACTTCTCTGATAATGGTAAAACCTTCTCCAGTGAGTTTAGCCGCAAGTATGGTAAAATCGGGGTATTCAATCAGAAAACAATTTGGCGCAAACAGGGGACAATCCCTAGCTTAAGGGTTTTAAGGTTCAGCGGATCTGATCCAGTTAAGCGGAATATTCTCAAGCTTGAAGCTAATGCAGAGGGGGGTACTCAGTAATGGCCGATAAGATTATACCTCCAAGAAGAGGCGAGATTCTAACAGGCAAAGGGATCGGCACCACTCGCTTCATGGAGTATCTTGAACGAACTGCAGCAACCGTTAATGACTCTGCAACGGCTGTTGATGCTCAAATTATTCAAAACCTGTCTGCTGCAGTGTTTGCGTTACAAGAGCAGATAGGCTCAGATCAACCCTTAACATGGGATTGCGACAGTTTAACGTGGGATTCAACCGAGTTTTCTTTTGATATGGATGAGGCGTAATGGCTCAGCAAATAATTAACATAGGCGCAGCAGCCAACGATAGAACCGGCGATACTTGGCGCAGCGGCGGCGATAAGATCAACGACAACTTCACCGAGTTGTTTGGACTCACCGGCCCAACACAAAGGGTTATCGTCAATGTCCTGGCAGATTTCCCAACTCCTGTTTCTAGTGTAATCACTCTCGCTGATGATACTGAGTATCTTGTTGGCGATGACATCAGTCTGGGCACCAATGAGTTGGTTATGGGTGATGGTTGTGCTGTATCAGGAATAGAGTCTATTGCTGTTACTCTCACTTATACCGGCACAGCAGATATGTTCACCATTCTGAACGACACGGCAAGGATAAGTGACATATCAATATCGTGTGCGGCAGGCCGGGTGATCAACTTCTCAGATAATACCGACACTTTGTTTAGAATGAATGATTGCACGGTGTCTTGTGCTACGTTTGGACTGTTTAATAGTGGCGGAGCCAGCGGTTCAACGGTTCGTTTTACCAACGTTAGCCCAGCCTCTATAACGTCAAGCGGCTGCACTATAACAGGCAGTTGGAATACTTGGTTATGGGAAGTGTCAGCAACCAACGTTACCGGTGGAAGCCTGTTTAATTTTGGCACGGCAACCTTCGACGCGATTGTTCTGGACCTGATTCTAGCCAACCTAGGAGCGGCCACAACTCTTATCACTGGCGCTGCATCTTCTGCGAACATCAACGCAGGAGGCACGGCTATCATCACTCGGATGTTAACGTCAGGGGCTGGAACCATACTATCTGGCGTAACCGTAGATGATGCATTGTGGAACTTCTTTCATAACGACGACATCGCAGACACTCGGCCTGATGGTCTTTTGTCTATGCAGAATAACGCTGTCGCAACGGTGATTGCTGCATCTAGTTCAGACGGGTCAAACGCTGTTCTAGTTGCGGGTACTTGGGTAGTTGAGAGGACTAGCCAAGCGACCGGCACCACAGCAGGAAGGGTCACATATGATGGCGGAAAGGATGCCACTCTGCCTCTGACTGTCTCTGTCTCTGTCGAACCAGCAAGCGGAACAAACATCAATCTATCAGCCTATGTCGCGATAGGAGGTGTTGTTGTCGCCAATTCAAAGCGATCAGGTTCAGCAAGTTCTGGCTCTCCATCGTCTATAACAATACCTTGGCAAGAGACATTCTCTACAACTGACTTCTATGAGGTATTTGTAGAGAACAACGACAACACCACAAACATACTCGTGTCTAGCGCTATATCGAGGGCCAACTAATGGCTGCTGCGGTATTAGTTAACAGCGTCCAGAACACGCTGGCCGACACTATACAGACGTTTTATACATCGCCTTCAGATGGCGCTGGGACTGTTATAACAGCATTCACAGGCACGAATAACACTGATTCAAACAAAACATATCGAGCTTATATATTCGCATCAGGGGCCACGACCTCAGAAGCCACAACGCCGTTAAAGATATTGGTCATTGATGCATTTGACCCTGGCAACTCCATTGTTAACCATTTGATACCAGCAGGCGGCACTTTGAGGATGGAGAGTAATTTTGCTCTCTCGATAGTGTTTAGAGTAACCGGAAATGAGCTTTCATAAGTAGGGGATAGGTTATGGCAGAATCAACAGGCGGCAGGGGGCGAGGAGGGTTCAGCGGTTCTTCAGCGCCTGGTCGATCTTCCAGGGCATCCGCTGCGGGAAGGGCATCAAGAGGCGGGGGAGGTGGAGGTCCATCAGGAACTTTAAGCGCTGATTTAGGCGGTGGTTTAAGCGCAAACATCGATGCACGAACAGGCGATGTGACTAGCTTTTCAGGGCCTGGCGCACTAGGAGGAGTCATAGGAGCGCAGTTGAGTACTGGTGTTGCAGACGTTAGATCAGCCTTTGGGAATTTTCTGTCCAGCTTAACACCAGAACAAATAGGTGCTGCTGGCGGCGCATTAGCTGGGACGTTGCTTGGGGTTGGCCCTCTGGCTGGAGCAAAGTTAGGCGCTATAGCAGGGAAGGCTTTTGGCCAAGAAGACGCGGAATCAGCGCAACAGCAGGCGGCAGCACCAGCACAAGCAGCGCCAACACAAGCAGGCCCAAGTCTAGCCGGGGTTTCTCCAGCAGGTCAGCAGTTAGGAGGGCAGGTAGGGGGAAGAGGAAGGGATGGAGGAGTAATCAGCCAGCCTGCGCAACAGCTAGCAGCAACAGGGCGTCAATCTGGTCTAGCTCCAGCACAAACGCCCTTTCAGCAGCCTCAGAATCAATTTCTTAATCGTCTAGGCCCATTGCCTACGGTTAACTTGCAAGCGTTCCCAGGCGCTTTAGGGAGGGTTTAACGTGGTTGATTTCCTAGATCCAACAAACGCACAGGGCGCAGCCACACAAGCAGGGCAGGTTCAAGCCCTAGGAGCGCAGGCGGCTATTCCTCTACAGTTACAGGCTTTTGAAGGCGCAGAACAACGGTTAGGCGGGTTTGAGCAAGTAGGTCAGGCGGCTTTGGGTAGTCGTGCGGCTCTAGCTGGTTTAGGGGGCATTGAAGGACAGCAAGCAGCATTTGCTCAGATTGCCGAATCACCCGGGCAGAAGTTCATTCGTGATCGACAACAGAGAGCTCTATTGCGTAACGCTTCGGCTATTGGTGGCTTAGGTGGTGGCAACGTTCGCACAGCCTTACAAGAGCAGGCGGCGGGGTTCGCTGCTCAAGACATAGGGGCGCAACGGCAGGAGCTTGCTCAATTGTCAGGAGGGGGTTTATCCGCTGGAACGACACTCGGCGCGTTTGGTATAGAAACAGCTCGTACAGTTGGCGACCTAACACAAGCAGAGGCAGCAGCAAGAGCAACTGGTATACTAGGCGCACAGCAAGCAGAAGCATCAGGCTTAGAGCAGGCTGTAGGGCTTGCAACCACGCTAGCAGACATATTCGGGTGATCTCATGGTATTAGCACCATTACAATTCAGCGGTCGAAGCTTAACGCCTGATGTGCTGGGCGGAATCCAGCAAGGGCAGCAGGTTTCTCAGGGCGAGAACATTCTTCAGCAGCAGCGCTTAGGCATTCAAGGTACCCAGCAAGAGCAAGGCCTTGCTCAACAACAGGCCCAGCAGACGGCAGCAGCTCAGCAGCAAGCACAAGGCTTGTTAGCGCGTAAACGTGCAGGCGCTCCAGCGGGTGAGATAAATGCTGAAATAGCGGATCTGCTATTCACGCAGCCGGATGTGGTGAAGAAGCTAAGGGCTGAATTCAAGCTAGACAACGAAGCAAAAGTTCTAAGGGCAGCTCAATTAGGCTTAAACGTAGAATTGGCAGCAGGCAACAGACAACAGCAGGACGAGTTCTTACAGCAACAGATCAAAACTGTTGAGGCCGAAGGTGGTGATGCCTCCCAATCGCGTCAGCTTCTTGCAATGTCAGATGATCAGAGACTTCAAGCAGCTAAATTGTTACAGGCTCAGGCGTTTAGCCGTGAGGAGCTGGCGGTGATAGCAGGGAAAAGCATTGAGCAGCAACGCAAGCCGGTTGACCCATTGCTGGTGGAGCAACAACTAACTAGCGCCGGGTTTGTTAAAGGCTCCCCCCCTTTTCAGAACGCATTGAAACAAATTCTTGGGGTTGATCCGCAGGCCCAGCAGAAGGAGCAGACTGAGGCGCAGTTAAAAGCTGATCTAAAAGCTTCAGATACTTCATTCGACAGGGCTAAGAAGTTGCGCGCGGAGATCACAACAGCAAGCGCAGAGTTTAACAAGATCAACTCGGCGTTTGGTCGCATTGAAGCATCGTCCGAAGACCCAAGCGCCGCTGGTGATTTGGCTCTGATTTTCAACTTTATGAAGATGCTGGACCCCGGCTCTGTGGTTCGTGAGTCTGAATTTGCTACAGCGGCCAATGCTGCGGGGGTTCCTGAACGGGTCAGAAACCAGTTCAATAAAGTTGTGACAGGCGAGCGGTTAGGAGTGACTCAACGTGCTGACTTCTTGAATCAGGCTAAAAAGATATTCGACCGCTCGAGCGCTGACAATGTGAAGGCAATCGATAAAATCATTGATATTGGCGAACAGTTCGGAGTTAGCAAGGCACAATTGGTCGGCAGAGAGCAGGAAGAAGAACAGCCTGTAATTCAGTTTGATCGTAGCGGCAAGAGGGTTCAATAATGCCTATAGTTGAGGTTGAAGGGCAAAGGTTTGAGTTTCCTGATGGAACCCCTGATGAGGTAATCGGGCAGTCGATCAGAACTTTCTTTGGTGAGCCTACAACTCCCGCGGAGGCCACTCCAGTTGCCCAGCCAACACAAACAGCACAGCAGAGGTTGCCAGATGTCCAGCCAACAGATATTGGTGGTGTTGCTCCTGATATCACTAGCGCTACTCAGCAACAAATAGATCCTAACATCCTTGCTCAAGCACAAGCGGCAGGGTTTCAACCTCCAGTAGCGGATGATGGAACTTCCGTGTTGTCCGTTGTTGAACCAGCCGTAACATTAGCAACAGGGGCAATTGCTGAGCCCATAGCGGGGCTTGCCGGCATTGCTCAAGCAGTGAACCCTTTTGCAGAACCAGGCGCAGGAGCAAGGGCGGTAGAAGCAACTAGAGAATTTATTACAGTAAAACCACAGTCAGAAGAAGGGCAGCGAGGGTTAGAGGCTGTAGGCGAAGTGCTGCAGCCTGTAGCTGATGTGTTACAGACTTCTGAGAAATTCCTAGGCGACGAGACATTTAAGGCAACAAGCAGCCCTGTTCTAGCCGCGGCAGCAACAACAATACCTACCTTATTGCTTGAGTTAATAGGTGTCGCTGGCGCGAAGGGGTCGTTAAAGACCGCGGAGAATTTAAAAGCAGCGTCAAATAGCAGGCAGGTGAAGAAAGCAGTTGTCTCTGCGGCTCCGGATATCGAGCAGATAAAGGATATATCCCGTGGAGTATATAAAGAGTTAGATGATTCGGGAGTGTCTTTGCAGCCTAAAGCCTTCAAAGGCATGGTAAATCGTATCAATCAAGCTGTCCGCAAGTCAGGATTCGATGAAGATTTGACTCCAAAGACAGCCAGCGTATTAAGGCGGCTTGAGTCAGAATTAGGTACCGCGCCAACACTTACTCAGGTTGACACGTTACGCAAGGTGGCGCAGAACGCAGCTAAATCATTAGAGCCTGCAGACGCGGCATTGGGCAGTATCATTGTTGACAATATCGACAGCTTCCTAGATATAGTTAGCCCAACTGCATTCAAGAAAGGCACATTGACCGCGGCAGAGATAACGCCGAAGTTTAAAGTTGCACGTGAGTTATGGGGTCGTGCAAGGAGGTCGGAACTAATCAATGAATCCTTTGAGAAAGCCAAGAACCAAGCAAGCGGTTTTGAGAATGGCCTTGTCACTCAATTCAGAAGCATATTGAACAACAAAAAAAAATCTCGGTTCTTCAAGAAAGGAGAGATTGAGGCTATGCAGCAGGTTGTTAGAGGCACGACAACAGGCAACATCGCAAAGGTTATAGGGCGGTTAGGATTTACAGAAGGCCATGCAACAAACATTCTAGGAGGGTTGGCCGGTTCTGCTGCTGGTGCCGCTGTAGGTGGACCAATAGGCGCGGTTGCCGTTCCTGTAATCGGGCAGGTATCTAGAAAGCTGGCTCAGAAGCTTACGCGGAAGAATGCAGAGTTTGCAGATACTGTAATTAGGGCAGGAAGCAATGCGGAAGGGATCGCGCGCGCCTATATTGACGCAACTCCAAAGAAACTAAGAACATCTGCCGAATTATCTGAATTGTTGTCTAGGCCGGATATAGCGCTTGATAATTTAGTAGTGGCTAAAAATCCACTACTCCGAGAAGCAGCAGAGATTGCACAAGGGAATAAGATATTAGCCGCGGTAACAACAGCACCGGGAGCTATTGAAAGCGCGACTCAACAGACAACCCAGGAGCAACAATAATGGCGTCAAGAGCCGTGGTTTTGGTGGAATCCATATTTAGCCTCGGCTTCGAGTCTTACTTTTTTTGCCTCTTCAAAGCTGGCAAATCGACCAAGGAACATCTTCTTTCCGTTGGCTCTTATAGATGCGTGCCATTTGTTACGCGGAGTATCCCATCGGACCCCCATAAACCCGCTAGTATTTGTTTTCCTAAGTCTTTGGTTGCATCCGTTCTGCTGATGAGACACAGGGCGCAGGTTTGTAAATCGGTTATTGCAAGGGTTATGGTCTATATGATCAACTTCGAAAGGGGTGCCCCCTGTGATGTATAAGAAAGCCAGCCTATGCGCTAGATATTGCGGCCCGTCGATGCCGATGGCTATATATACGGTATTCATTTTAGTGCCAGCTATTGCGCCAACTTTGACACGATTAGAAGTAGATGTTTTCCAAGTTAACAGTCCAGACTCTGCATCATAGCTAAGAATTTCTTTGAGGCGGGTTTGGGTTATAATAGGCTTTGACATTGGCTTATCCTTAGTAAGTCTTTGTTAGGTGATAGGGTGTTTGCCGCACCCTGTTACCAATTATATCATAAATGAGGTTTCGTTATGGCGTCACGATTTATTGCCCCGGTCTTCGACTCAGGAGATGGCATTAGTCCATCTGACGGTTCTCAACTTTTTTTCTTTTCTACAGGCACATCGACGCCTAAAGACACATTCTCAGACGCTGCAGGGACTATTCCTAATTCGAATCCGGTAATCGCTGACTCTGACGGCGTGTTCCCTGACATATTCATCTCGGGCACGTATAAGGTACAGCTTAAGGATAAGAACGGAGTGCAAACAGGCTTCGGGGAAGCCGATCCCGTTGCTGAAACAACAGCGAGTACAACCCCATATAATCAGGGGGGTGTAGGTGCGACAGATAGGACAGTACAAAATAGATTACAGAGATTTATAAACCCGGCAGATTTCGGCTCTGCTGGGGATGGAACAACAGACGATCAAGCGACCCTACAGGCTACTATTACTGCTGCAGAGGCTCTTTCTGACGCATCTGGTACAGGCGTAGGCGGAAACCCTATAGTAGTATACTTGGAAGGCAAAAATTATGGGTTATCATCTGGACTGACTATCAGCAAGCCGATTACATTTACGGGCGGATCTTTGACAGCTCTCACAGGGTTCACTGGTTCGTTTATGCTGACCCTTGCTGCGGGCGCAGAGAAAAGCAATTTAGAATACATTTACATGG